AGACGTAGTAAAAAGAGCATAAAAAGGGGTAATTAATTAATTAATTTTTTTTTAAAGATAATTTATCCACAAATATATACCGACCCGACGGGCATATATCATTAACACTCTCGATGACCTTTTAGCTACTAACATACCCGTAGCTAACATCATCGGCTCCAATCCGCCTAAAACCGCCTAAAACCGCCTTTATAACGCCTCTATACCGCCTTACAATCACTATTAATAACGAAATATCGATTATTCTGTATATTGCGTGCATATGCACGAATGATTTATGTGGAATTATTATTAGTGAGCTTGTAGCAACTGCACGACTAATTGGAAACAATTAGAGTGGTTACAAGCATTTAAAGAACTTTATGATAATTACATGAAGTCAAGGTGTGACCTTTTTTTGTTTTTTTTTTTAAAGTATAATTTTTAAAAAAATGTAAAATTAAATAATAAGTTAATTATTTTATTTTTAAATTAAATTTAATTTAGTTAATATATAATGAATACACCCGCAGGAAAATACGCCATGCTCAAATGCAGATACGCTTGTGGAGTTAAAAGCTTTAACCATGCGTTATCTGGCGATGAAGAATTTTCTTGGGTAGAAATTATATCATTAAGAGATAGATTATTAAAAATGATTAACGAGTTAAGACAATTAGAAATTGACCATCCTGAACTAAAAACATGCGTATGTAATGAATGTCGATGTTATATGTAGTTAATGGATTTATTTATTTAATTTTACATTTTTTTTTGTTTCCTTATATATACAATATAGGTCAAATGCCAGCAACAACAACCAGAAGAAAGGTCAAGAAAACTGCTCCAAAAAAGAGAGTTGCTCCAAAAAAGAAAGTAGCGAAGAAATCATATTCTTCTTATAAACCATATGAGCCAAAAGGTTACCTTAGGGCTGGTGGTTCATTAGCAGGTGGTGCACTTGGTAGTGCATTAGGAGGCCCCGCAGGCGGAGCACTCGGTAGCTTCCTTGGTGGTAAGCTTGGACACTTAGTTTCACAAGTTACAGGTTTTGGAGATTACAAAGTTGACCAAAACACCGTTATTAATGGAGGTATGTCTCCTCCTATGATTGTCAATAGTGTTGAACGAGGTTCAGTCATTATTAGACATAGAGAATTCATTAGAGATATTCAAGCATCAACTAATTTTACTGCACTTAAATTCGCATTGAACCCCGGGCAAAGAGCTACGTTTCCATGGCTGTCACAAATTGCAGCGAACTTCGAACAATATCGATTTCGTGGGGTTTTATTCGAATTCTTATCTACATCAAGTGATGCAGTCTTATCTTCGTCAACATCTACTGCTCTTGGAACAGTAAACATTGCTACCGACTATGACGTCTTAGATGACCCATATACCGATAAGAGAGCTATGCTCAACTCTATGTTTGCTTCTTCAAACAAGCCTTCTTGCACATTTATCCATCCTATCGAATGTAAAAAAAGTATCAATCCATTGTCTCTTCAATATGTAAGAACAGATTTAACGTTTCCCGCGAATAGCGATGCACGAATGTATGACCTTGGAAATACTTATGTTGCTACCGAAGGAATGCAAGCAGCATCAGGTAACGTTGGTGAATTATGGATTACTTACGAAGTTGAGCTGTTTAAACAACAAGCAAACTTACTAGCGTATACTGACCATATTGGTCTTGATGATATGACCGCTGGTGCTTGGTTAGGAACTGTTACTCCATATCTCCCATTAGGAAGTTCAATCGGTGGACTCGTAAACGGCCCCGGCGACTCTTACAGTTTCCCACCCGATTTATCAGCTGGTAAATTCCTATGCACATATTTTGCAAGCGGAACAGTAAATGCAATTCTTGGACAAATTAATCTAACGATTACTAATGGTAACTTAGAAGATTACTGGCATGCTGGTGCTACACAATTTGTTCAAACTCCCGCAAGCGGAACCAACAGCCAATATATTATGTGTCAATTCTGTGTTAAAATCACTAAGCCCGGCTGTATTATTAAATTCAATACACAAAACATCCCTACGGGTGTTACAACTGGTGATTTCTGGGTCACACAAGTAGCTTCTACAATTACTGGTTAAGTGTAGCAAGCAAACCGAATTAATTATTTTTTTTCAAAAAAAAATTACGCTAATGTATATATAATGTCAAAAGCTTTCTGCTTTACGTGGAACAATTACGATGATGACTCAATCGAATCATTACGACGATACGACAAGATTTCCTACTGTATTGTAGGTAAAGAAATCGGTGAAAGTGGAACGCCACATTTACAAGGGTATTTTGAACTTAAATGTCAAGTTAAGTTCACAACTTTAAAAATCCTTTTTCCAAAAATTCATTTTGAACTAAGAAAAGGAAGCCAACAAACAGCAATCGATTATTGCGAAAAAGGGGAACAACCGCATGAAGAATGGAAGAAATACCAAAAAAAAGGTATAAATTTTGGTCTTAATGCAGATGTAACGGAATGGGGTATTCCTGCGATAGACAAACGTGGTAAACGCACAGAATGCGATAACGCACGTTCGCAAGCCAAATTAGGTGGCATGCGACTCGTCACTAAGAAATGCCAATCATTTCAAGCAATGCGAGTTGCATCATTATACTTAACCTATAATGAAGAACCGAGAGATTATAAACCCACGGTTACTTGGATTTACGGTAAGTCAGGTGCTGGTAAATCAAAGCTTGCTAATAAATTAGCTGGCACTAATGACGTTTATAGAAAAAACGATGGCACCAAATGGTGGAATGGGTATGATGGACATGAAAATGTCATCTTAGACGATTTCAGAGACTCGTGGTGGACTCTCACTGAAATGCTCAGTCTATTAGACAGATATTCAAAGCTGGTTGAAGTAAAAGGTGATATGCGACAGTTTAGAGGTCGTAATATATATATTACTTCCATAAACCATCCCAAATCATTTTACAGTAATTGTTCTGGCGAACCAATTATACAGCTTTTACGTAGGATAGACAACATTATCGATATCGAAACGCATCCAGACGCTGTTCCTACGGAATACGATGCTATACCCGATGTTGACGAAGTCAATCAAATCGACAAAGATATCGAAAGATTACTCGATAATATCGCAGTTAATTAACACAGTTCCGAGGTATTTTCGGCACTTCGGCCTCAATACCTCATCCAGACTGCTCAAATATTACCGCAGTTAATTAACAATATCTTATTCTATGATAGTTAATGAAAAAAAACAATTTGTTTAATGTGTTAGTTGTATTAGTTGTGTTAATCGCTTTTTTTGTATTGATTTTATTAGCTCAAACAAATTGAGCAAACAAAACAAACAAAACAAACAAAGCAAACAAAACAAACAAAACAAACAAAGCAAACAAAGTGGACGCAACAACGAAGCAAATGCCATACAACGACAGACAACAAAAGAAAGTTGTGTCGGTTGCTTTTTTTAAGTTAATCAAAATAGATTAAAAATATCTCGACGCGGTCGAGAGTATGCGGTCGAAGATAGGTCGACCGTGTTTACAGGTATGTATTAAGCATATTAGCTCTAACGGAGGCTAATAGACACTATTCGAAGTGGTCGAAAGTATGCGGTCGAAGATAGGTCGACCTATTCTCGACCGTGTTTACAGGTATGTATTAAGCATATTAGCTCTAACGGAGGCTAATAGACACTATTCGAAGTGGTCGAAAGTATGCGGTCGAGGAAGTGGGGAAGGTAATACTAAGGTCTTCCCCACTTTTTCGACCCGAGTTTACATAGTTGATAGGTGACAACAAAGTTCATAGTAGTAAAGGAGACACCCACGGCACCGAACATAGATGAAATAATCGATTGAATCGACTAAGACCTGCGTGTCTATACCAGGGGTGATATAGACACGCAGGTCTTAGTCGATTCAATCGATTATTTCATCTATGTTCGGCGCCTCTGTCGGGGTGTCTCGAACATATAAGTGAATATACGATGTCTTTTTTAAATTGGTATGGGTCCGCGTTTACTCGGCCAACTAAAAGATTACTCTACGAGCATTATTAGATGCAACGGACGCCATTAGACATACTAGACGTAGTAAAAAGAGCATAAAAAGGGGTAATTAATTAATTAATTTTTTTTTAAAGATAATTTATCCACAAATATATACCGACCCGACGGGCATATATCATTAACACTCTCGATGACCTT